ATCCAAAAACAAAATTACCTTGTCTTAGATTTGCTGTTGCTCCCGCATTTGTTTGACCACCACCAGCGGTGATGGGATACATTACCTGAGCCCATGGAAGTTGATCTGATGGGATAGTCTCCTCTTCCTTATCATGGAGACCAATAATTCTTACCTTATATCTTCTTCCCCAACCAGGAATAGAGTCTTTACTCTCATGCTTTCCAGGCAGCATGTTATCTCTCCAAGTGGAGTCATCAGCAATCTGACCAATCCACCAAAGAAAACTGCCACCTAAAAAACCAGGATTAAATAAAGATCCTCCTTCCATCAGTTATCAATCTTCATAAATTTTACATTCTGATGCGTCTGGATTTTCATCACAGAACATTTCAAATGCAGTTGGATCGTGATCTTCGTCTGGATGATTTGCTTGATACTTTTCCAGATGAGTTAGTTCATCTTCAACATGCCTTCTCATCTGCGGAGAAAGTGTTGAGTTGTCCAAAAGGTCTTTGTCGTCGTTAATATGTTGTTGTATGCTTCTGTCGTTCATAGTGGAATACTACCTGATGTGTGATTTCCTTTTCTTCCAAAAGAATCTCTAACCAAATTCAACTTAGTATATGTTTCCTTAGGAGAAATGTAGTGACATAAATCTGCTATAATATATAGACCTCCACTTTCCTTGTTTACTTCATCATTTTTAGTTTCGGTTTTCAATTCAGGTGCGTCTAAGAATATAACATCACCTGCATGTAGTGAAAAGTCACCAGCAATCGTGATCGTTGACTTCTGAGAAAACAACTGACCATATCTCATAATTGCTTGATTCAAAATATCTTTAGGAAGAAAGTTTTCATCCTTTGATTTGGTAATTTGCTCCTGACCCTTACCAGTTCCTCCACCAGTAGGTAGGGTTCCTTTATCAAGAAGCATGTATTGTGTTCTGGAGAACTCTTTATTATTTCCTTCACGATTAAACTCTTTGTTCAGAACAGGTAATTCTTTTCCACCAAGTTTTAATGACTTTTCTTTCTCCTTTGCATTTGGAGTAATGACTTCATAGTAGCATGTGAATGGATCAAAGAGAATAGTTCTTGTAGAAAATGCCCCCATCTGAAGTTTTTCCTGAACATTAACAGCATTGTCTTTCTTATAATCAAGTGCTTTTACATCATAACCAGCGGGAATATTTTCTCCTCTTGAGTCTGGTGATTGGTTGTAAATGATAGATTTCTTTTTCTCTTGTGCAAGTAATCCATCAATAGACTTAAAGAAAAATCCTTCTGATGTTTCATAGAAAAAGTATCCAGCACTATCACCTTGCTTTTGATTTTTTGCTGATACTGCTTTCTTGGATAACCAATTCATTGCATAGTATGGTTTGCGATTGTTACCAACAAAATTGTAGTTATTTGAAGTTTCTTCAATATCAATTTTCTTCTTTGTTCCAAGATAATTTGAATCAGTCAATATTTTTTGTATATGGTCAGATATCTTTCCATCAAATCTCTTATTCAATCTTACCTTTTCATTCATTATAAACTCTCTTGATGTTAAATCAAGTTGCACCAAAGACTTAGTTGTATCATCAGACATTGGTGTAACCTTATTCACATACAAAGATATCTTTATTTCATTATCATTATTATCTGCAAATTTAACTTCTACTTTTTCTTGGCCAACAATAGGAAGACCATCCAAAGCAGTTTTGTTGTTAATCGTATTTCCAGCGTCTGCAAAAGTAAGAGTTGCTCTTACAGAATCCTGCAAGATACTCTCATAATATAAAAGACCAACTGTACCACCAGCAACGCTTACTTTTTTATCATCTTTGTTTGATATGATATCCAGTTGCTTAATATTAGAAGCTTCAGCAGATTTGGTTGTTATTTGGTTTGCCATTTTATATTACCTCGTATTTCTATTTACCCACCTTGATATAAGGTATCAAATGGATCATCTCCACCTCCAACAAAAGTCATAGTAGATCCAGAAGATCCATATGAATTCCCACCAGTAGGAACAGGAACTTCTACAGGAACCTCAACAACCTGTGTATCTGCATAAGGCTGTTCATATGCAGCATAAGATTGAAGAATGCTTGCAAGTTGTGGTTTTGTTTTTGCTACATTTAGTTTTTCTAAGATACCTGGAGCAAGTCTATCCAATCCCGCAGTGGTGTCTGCATCAAAAACAAACTCTGGACCTTTCTCACCAATAATAGCATATGTTGGTTTCTTTATTCTTCCACCTTTAGCAAGAGCAACGTGAACGTGATGATAGTGTATTGCATTTGTTGATGCTCCCCAATAATCCAATCCAACTCTCTTACCGTTAGCAATTCCAAATCCAAGTGGTGTGTATATTAATTGAGTTAAAGATGATCCATAATTTTGAACTAAGTATTTTGCAAATGCAAGTTGTTCGGGTGTTCCTCTACCTACAGCGTCGTTTGAATAATCTCTTGCTCTATTCTTACCATGATATCCAGAATCACCTGGACGATAATCACTTGTTAGAGTCAGTCCATATTTTTTAGCGATAGTATTAAACTGATCAACACTGGATGCTTTTCCTGTTCCCAAAGGACCGGTGATTCCAGTTTTTGATGATGCTATTTCTTGCTGACTATATCCACCTTTTTTAACCTTAGAAAGAGCCGCTTTAACTTTTTCTGCAGTCATTGAACTTCTTTGACCGGGATAATAAAACTTACCTTGAGCATTAGGAAGAGATGCAAATTCTTGAGATAATCCCTGCATAAACTGTTCATCACTTATTTCACCTTTCAACCACTTTTCACCACCTCTTCCTTTAATATTAACATTAATAATAATTTTTTCTTGGTTCTCTGGACTGTAAAGATCTTTATCAGGATTAAGACCAGCTGCTTTTGCCCTTCCAACAAGATATTGTGGAAGTTGTTGATATTTACCAACAGCACCTGTTGCTCTTCTTGCAACGTCTGCAATGGTCATTTTAGTCGCACCTTTTAATGTTGTGCTTGGGTACATTGCTTCATAGTTTCCACCAGATTCTTTACCAGAAATTAAATCCAACAAAGGTCCCCATTGACCTTCAGTTAACGCTCCACTTGGAACTTCTCCATCAGGTCCTGTTAATGTTGGATCACTCTTATCAGGTCCTTTCTTTTCTTTCCTTTCTCTTATCAATCTTAAAGTTCTTTGAGCGTTAGTTTCAAATTCATCTCTAAAAGTTTTACTAATCCAACTACTAACATCAACCCCTTTCTCTGCTGCTTCTAAAAATTCATCATCAACCATACCACCCTCAGCAAAAGCAGCAACCAATCCACCTTTTAATTGACCTTCTTCAAGACCTTTTGCAATCAATAAGTTGAGACCCAATCCAACATTATCATAATCCTTTTGAGTTGGTTCTTCCTTTGCCTCTAATTTTGCTGAAACTGCAAGGACTGGACCAAAGTATTTTGTTTTATCTAATTCTTGTCCACTTTTCACCAGAGGATCTTTAGGATCTCCTTTGAATTGAGTCTTTGATGGTTTTCTTGCAAGAGCTTTCTTATATTTTCCTTTCTTCTTATCTCCACCTATAGTTCTTCTTGTCCCAGTTTGTGCTTTGCCACCTCTTGTAATTCCACCACCAGCCATTTTGCCCATCATTTCTTTTTGAGCACCTTTATTGCCATAAATGTTTCCAAAAGAACCCTTTTCCTTGAATGCAAATCCAAGGGTAAGCATATTCAATCCTTTTCTAAAATCTTCACGAATTCTCGCATCAAACTTTGCAAGATTATATGCTTGCTTTTTCTTATCTTCTTCACTTAAAAATGGATAGCGAAGAAGTTCAATGGCATATCTAAAAGGAGCACCAACAATATCAAGCATTACTCCAATAGCCGCTAGAGGTCCAAGCAGCATTTTCATACCACCAAGTTGAGCACCGACGAAATACTTTCTTGGATCAAACCAACTTAGTTTATCAAATTCTTTTTGCTTATCTTGTATCGGTTTTGTTGCGATTTTACGAAGTTGGAATGCACCTTCACCTAAAGCTGATGCAAGCAGTCCAGCACCTGCAACAATACCTGCTACTGCACCAGCACCTAATCCACCAGCCTGAGCAGCACCACCCGCTTGACCAGCAGCACTTGTTGCTACTTGTTGTGCCCCTTTTTGAGCAATTCTTTTTGTAACCTGATCACCAACTATATCTCCAGGACCACCACTATCAGAAGTCAACGCTTCAACTGCCATCGCACCAGCAATTGTGGTTGTTAAGAATAGTGCATTATCAATCAGACCTAAAAACTTTCCAAAATTATCCGCAGCACCTGATCCACCAATTTTCTTAATGAATCCTGTGGTTGCATCAATTGCTTTATAACCCCAGTCAACAAAAGTAATCAAACCATCTAAAAGTTTTCCACCAAAATCAATAACAAAGTCTGTAGCAGAACCAAGAAATTTTACGATAGGAATTAACTTTGGTAGATAATCAAGCATCCTTACAGCAAAATATCCAAGAATTACGTTACCAATAAAGTTCTTCACCCAATCAAGAAATCCCATTCGTGGGACTTTTGGCATCTTAATTGGTCCTTTTTCTGCCTGTGGTTTTGTCTCTAACTTTTCTTCTTGTTTTTCTC